TTATATTGCCCCACGATTACCATCAGATATCTTACCCAGTATTCTGGCAGCATCATCAAGAATCTGTTCATCCTGTACATGAGTATATATATCCGCTGTAATGGATATAGAAGAATGACCCATGAGCTTCTGAGCCACTCTGATATCAATTCCTCGCCTTGCAAGGTCACTACAGTAAGTATGTCTAAGCTCGTATGGGACAAAGCTGTCTCTGAGGGGATATGGAGGGATGAGAGCGTTTCTGTAAGTCCTGCATCCCATGGCTATATTCATTTGACGCTTCAAATCATTAGCACAGCGATTGTAGGAAGCTTCACTGTGAAAACGGCCACTCCTGTTAGGAGCTAGTGGCTCAAAAGGTCCAACATCCTTGAGCTTAAGATATAGCTCCTCTGGCATAGGAACAACCCTATCAGAATTCTTAGTCTTGGTTCCGCGAATGTGCAGCAGTGCAACATTCTCATTAACATTCAAATCGCTTCCTTGGCACTTGATAGCCTCACCAGGACGACAGCCACAATAAAACATAAGCTCAAACACTCTGAATTTGTCCGTGTCCTCCATAGTCTTCAAGAAGGCGGCACGTTCGCTTTTACTCAAATCTTTGCGCTGACCCTTTTCGGCATCAGGTCTTACAACATCTTTCGCCGGATTCTCCAATATGATATGATTCTGCAGAGCAGTGCGGAATATAAACTGTAAATCCTGGTACACCTTCTGAACAGTGGACCAACTGTAGCCTTCCAGATCGTTCATAAGAGCCTGGCATTGAATATGCTTTATAGATTTGACTGTCATTGAGCCTATCTTGCTTAGAATGTGTTTATTCACTCTGAGCCACATATCATTTCTGCCCTTATCGTTTAGATTTCTCTTATAGGAATCTATAGCAATTTTAGCCCAAGCAGACACGAGCATATTACCGGAGATGGTAACTCTACCTTCCTCTAAAGCTTTCTGCTTTTCAAACATCCTCATTAGAGCTTCCTTCTCAGTGTGTCCATAAGCCTCGTATCGCTTACCTTCAAATGTGAAAGATTTTCTGAATTCGTATTTCTTACCCATATAACCTCCAAGAAATAACAAAATTGCACCGGTGCAAGTTTAATTCATTTTGAAATAGTGCCCATATAGGTGCTATTCACAAAATGAAATAAAGTTTTTGCCCTCAAAATGTTTAATTCATTTTCTAAGCCTGAATTTAAGCATCTTTCCCCAAGTGAGATTCTTTACGCAAGTTCTCTAACTGAACCAATTCATCCGAACGCTTAACCAAATCTTTGCGCCCGTCATCAGAGAGCTTCCTGTAGTTGGATATCAGTGCGCGTTCTTGCAAGTCTGCAGATTCGGAGGTTGCAGCAGCATCTTCCCAACCCATCAAAAAGCCAGCAGTACATTCTAAAGCGGCCGCAAACTCATTAATCTTAGAAAGCGGCAAATCCACTTTTCCGCTCTCAACCGTAGCTATAGAACTTTTATTTGAATAACCTGTTTTTGAAGCTAACTCACTCTGAGTCATTCCCAATTCTTTTCTTCGATTTTTAATATTCGTATATAAATCAAGCATAACTATACCTCCTAAGTGCAAGTATATTAGAAAGTTTGCTAAAAAACAACAAAATTGTAAAAGATTGTTAACAACGTACAATTAGAGTGATAAATTAAGTTCAACGACAACGAACCGAAAGGAGGTATAAAAAGATGCCAGATATCAAAGCCTTGAAAGATAAAATTGCTGATAGCGGAATGACAATGATAGCCATTAGCAAGAAGTCAGGCATAAACAGAGCTACAATTTACAACCGTTTGAACGGACGTGGTGAATGGACTGCTTCTGAAATGGTAAATATGTCTGAGGCGCTAGGCTTAACACAAGAGGAAAAACTGAATATTTTTTTACAATAAAAGTTCAATAATAACGAACATTCTGCTATCCTACGGATATCAGAATTGATTCTTGACAACAAGAATCAATTAAACAACTTGACTATCAACGAAAGGAGGAACGACGTGGAAGAAAACTTGTACGAACGAGTCAAGAGACTTGCAAAAGAGAAGAATATCTCAATATACAAGCTTGAAAAAGAGGCAGGCTTAGCTCCATCAGCAATAGCCAAGTGGACAAAGTTCATGCCTACCCTTAAAAACGCATTCGCTGTGGCCAATGTACTTGGAATCACAGTAGATGAACTTATAGGGCAAGAAAGGAGGAAGGGATGAGTCAAGAATATGAATTCCTTGAATATGTGGAACAACTTGAATGCATCAAAGAAGACTTAGAACTGTACAAAGGTGACCCTGCACCATACCAGCGGCTTATAGCTCTGGATAATACTGTAACAGCTCTTGAGTCCACAAGATATCCAGGCAACTGTAATCTACTTGAAATCAGAAAAGAGATAAGAAAGCTGTTAGCAAAGGAGCAGAGATATGAAGAAACAAGAAATTATACAGAGTCTTCAGAAAGCAGCCAAGTCTGATGGCTTTATAACAGCAACACGGTTTGCCCAGTTCATGGGCTGCACCAACATTTCCAAATGCAAAGACAAATACCTGTCAAACCTGGAAAGGGTAGAGGGAAAGTATTATTTCATCCCAGATGTAGCAGAAGTGTTGATGAGCAGGAGGACTATGAATTAACAGAAAGGGAGAAACACACAGTCGTGAAAAAGAACACTAGGTTTCTACTGGGTATCGCTGCATCGGCAGGGATAGGTATAGCGGCAGGCCTTGGCGTATGCAGTTTAGCGGATGCTTATGTAGAAAAGAAACTAAGCTTTGAAGCTATTGAGTACAGCTCGACAGCTGGTGCCTTCAAAGAGATACCTTTCAATGAAAAAGTAGCGCCCTATGAGGTCTTACCTAGCGAGGGAACGTATACGCAGTTAGAGGCAGATGATCCAGCAAGACTGACCATCACTGATGAGGAGAGCCAGATGCTAATGAAATTAGCAATGGCAGAAGCGGAGAATCAAGGAACAGTGGGAAAAGCCCTGGTAATGAATGTGGTTCATAACAGAATCCTATCTGATGAATTCCCAAACACCATCGAGGGAGTAATCTTTGAACCTGTTACAGATTACTACCATCAATTTTCCGTCATCGATGATGGAAGATACGATGCAGCAGTTCCTGATGAAGAATGCTATGAAGCCCTTCAGATGGTACTGAGCTACTGGGATGGTTCAAATAACGCACTGTACTTCGAGACATCCTACAACACCAACAACTGGCACAGAAAGAATCTAACAAAACTGTTCCAGTATGGAGACATAATCTTTTACAAATAGGGGGAATAACTAGATGAAACAGGGAGAATTCGCGCCAGTCGGCAATTATTTCATCTCAAAAATTAAACAAAGAAAAAGGCCGATGAACTAAGTCATCGACCAGTGTTCCGTGGAACTATTATCAACTAAAAATAGTATACCACGGAGCGTCCAAGAGTGCAATAAAAATGAGGGCTCAGACCCTTTTTAGTAACACTATAAGAATATTAAAGTTAGGACAAAAACCATGGCATACATCAAAGACGAATATCATTTTCCTGACTCAATTGAGAATGAATATAAATGGGCTGGCAACTATGGAGCTAAAGGAGAGACCAGAGGTCCAAGGGAGAGAGCAACACCGGAGACAATCAGAAAACAGAATCAGCGAAACCGGGAAAAGAAGTACCGCTGGAAGATAAAGATGAACTTCACCAAAGGTGACTATTGGAGTACCTTCACATACCCAGCAGGCACCCGAAAGACCATGAAGGAGATTCAGAAGGACATGTCAGACCTGATCAAGTCAATGAGACGGGAGTACAAAAAAGCAAACGTAATATTCAAGTGGATATACCGAATAGAGATAGGCTCTCAAGGTGGAGCTCATGTACACATGATATCAAGCCAGCTCACTGGTATCGATATTAAGATGCAGGACAAGTGGCATGAACTGACCAAAGGGCGAATCAACTACAATCGCTTCCTTGGAGATGAGGAGTCAGCCTGTAAGGTTGGCAACTACATAACCAAGGAGTTGACTACCCAGCAAATCAACAAGTGCGAGGAGCTGGAGCTGACAGCCAAGGATTTCACCAAGATATCCTCAAGCCGTAATTTGGATGAACCAGTCCACATCAGAAAGCACTACTCACACTGGACCATGAAAAAAGTAGTTGAAGCTCAGATGCCTACAGCACGTCCAGGCTATTACATAGACAAAGAGAGTGTGTACTTCGGTGCGAATCCGTTCACAGGTCTTTCCTACCTGTATTACACAGAGATTAAAGATAAAGGAGGTGGGAGTTCATGATAGCGGAGATATGTATCGAGTCCGGAATCACATCCGCAGTGAAGCCTAAAGACGGATATGTAGGTTTTATCATGCGACAAAACGGACAAGAAAAGGTCATTTTAGGGACAGTTTCGCAAGCAAACGACAAATATTCAAATTTACTTTGTTTGAAAAACGCGCTAATGCGCATTTCGCCTCAATGCGACGAGGTTTTAATACACACATCAAGTGATTATATATATTTTAATTTGATTTCCACGAATTTGCTTCAATGGGAAAAGAACTTGTGGAAGACCTCAAAAGGAGAGGATATTCGGTACAAAGAGGACTGGAAAATTGTCGCTGGGTGTCTTAAAGGCAAAAAAATGAACATCAAGCTATATGAGAATTACAAAGGTAAAGACTATTTGAAACGTGCAATCAGGGAAAAGATGAAAAATCCCAAAATTGCACCGGTGCAAGAAAATGGGAAAACGTGAAGAAGCTATAGATAGCTACTGGGAGACCCTGAAGAGGGCAAAGAAGTTTGAGCCTGACCTCAGACACCATATAAAGTCCACTATGGAATCCACAACAATATGGGTTCATAAAGGAGACGATATAGCCATCAAGGTAGAGGAAGAGGACGAGACTCAAGCATATATAGTGGCTCAAAGTAGGCTGGAAAGCCGAATGAGATATAGGTATTAACGTGGAAAGGAGATTATCAACTATGTATGACAAATTTGGAGAATTTGACAGCGCGGAAGAATTGAACCGTGCAGCAGCTGCTCAAAAAGAAGAGGGGGATGAGGAGGCTTTGGTCAATCTAGCCCTAGAAAATGGCATTGACCGAGAGGAAGCTGAAGATTACATGGACGACTGCATTGATGAGCTTGCAACGCCTCTGAGTGCAGCGGTAGGTAAACTCAAGGTAGAACAGGACCATTTGAAGCTCGGGGGCATTTTGAGCGACTGGGCAGACGAAGTGAGGGCTGAATGCATCACAAATCAATCCCTATGTAGGGCAGTACGTTCAAAGTCAAAGAGTCTTGCAGGGTATATAGGCCTACTTGCAGAAGAGGGCTTCAAAAACAAAGTGAATGTTCACAGTGACATCGTAGAACACGCACCCGAAGTTAAGAAGTTCCTTCATGGACATGAATTCAGTATAGGAGTGCCAGACAAGTCAGCGCGATACAACATCATGCGCACCTACTACCTAGGATAGGAGGCAGCCATGATCGTATTCAAGGGAACTACTGGAGATATGAGATCTACATATGGAGGATGCACAGACAACGCATTCAAGCCGGAAGAAACATATCAGGTAGAAGATGCAAACAAACTAATCAAGACCATGTCATATGGATATCATGCCTATGAATACCCGTTGAAATGTTTGAGCTACTATCCATTGGATGGCAAAAACAAGATATGGAAATGTAGAGCTTACGGCAATATTGACGAGGATGACGACGGCAAGGTGGCAAGCGAAAAGATTGAGTGGCTAGAAGAACTTTCAGTATATGAGTTGGCGATTGCAGCAGTCAGCTATATCACATGTCATCCAAATCGAGATGATTGGCAGGTGCATTATCACAATGTAGTAGCGGCAAGAGATGAAGCTGAAATCAATACATCACTGGGAATCGTTATTGCTAGGGGCGAGCATCCTAAGGCAAGAGCCCCAAAAGGAGCTGTGATTGCATTAATCACTGAACTCGAAGGATGCATCATCAGCTCGAAAGTGATAACAGTGCCGCCACAATTTGATAATAAATGGATTCAGCTTAGGGGGTAGCGATGAAAAAGAAATTAGTGGAACTAAACCCTCCAAAATCAACTAGAAAAAAAGATTGTATAACAGTTCAGTATCTAGAGTCTGAAATTTTAGTACTTAACTTCTACAAAGATAGAACTTTAATAGCAAGACATTGCTTCAACACCAACACATCAGAGTATGCCACATTGCAGCAGGATGGTTGGTCGCAAACACCGATAGAGAACCTATTCGGATGTGGAGATAGATGGGGGTTCTATTATAGCCATTACATTCGTTTAGACCTAATTAAGAAAATCAACATGGACAAGTCCGACTGGGACTTAATCATGAGAGTAGTTCCATCCGAGCATTGTTCTGATCCAATCAATGCAATAAGCAATGCTGAATCAGACCGCAGGTGGAAACAAAACATTACTCGAGAGAGCAATAAGCAGGCAAAAATCAATGCTCTCATGGATACAGTACCAGAAATACCTGAAGACATTATGGAATGGGCGTATAAGCAGGCTATAGACAGGCATTTTGCTCTAAAAGACCCTGTATCAAAGAAATTCTTCTGCTCATCGTGCTTAGAAGAATTCGACGTGAAAGATTTTAAGAATCACGACATCACTGAATGTCCTCATTGTGGTCAAACAATAGAGGTTCTAACACGTAAGAAGGATAACAACCAAGTGATTCCAATCTCATTGATTCAGCCAATCGATGAAGAGAAGTCTATAGCAAGGCATTTCAGAGCATTCATCGAGATCAGACCAGGGCGAGGAATTGAAGCTGATTTGATAGAAGAATCAAGGATGTTCTTGTTCAAGTCGAATGAGACCATAAAGCCAAAGAAAGGCATTGATATTTTCTACAACGCCTATATGGACTGGCAACGTACCAACCCACAATCAAGAAGATGGTATCCGGCATATCTGTATGATGGAGGCATTGAAGAGGCTCTGAAGGATACAGACTATGAACAGTGGTCAAACATATTCAAGCTGATGAGTGCAGCAGGATACCGAGTCAATTACAACGCATTGATGGCATGGCAAGAATATGGAAACGTAGAGCTCACAGAGATGCTATTCAAGGGACGTTTTTATAAGCTTCTGAGAGAAAAAGCAGAATGTGTAAGTTATTGGGAATTCAAAGCCTACGGACCTTTAAAAGTAGACTATGGATACGAGATAGAGGACATATTTGAAATATCCGACAAACAAAGAATCAATCGCATAAGAGACCGTAATGGTGGAATAGACATGCTTAGATGGATGCAGTGGTCTGAAAGGCACAAAACCAAGATATCAGACAAAACACTGGACTGGTTACTTAAAAACAAGCTTGAATCAGAGGATATGGCATGGATTAAGTGTAGATTTTCCCTTGAACAGGCTATGAACTACATTGAACGCCAGCGAAAGGAGTCCTACAAAGGCATGTCGGTCAAACGGGTAGTATCACAATATGAGGACTACATGAGAATGGCTGAAAAGCTTCACAAGGACACATCAGATGCCATGATATACAAACCACGCGACCTTAAGAGATTCCATGACATGTATGTGCTGGAGATTGAACGCAGAAACGCTGAAGTCAAAGCTGAAGAGTATTCAGCCAAGTATCCTGAAGCTGAAAGCATTCTTGGCCAAATAAAAGAGAAATTTGAATTCAGGGGTGAAAAATATTTCATCAAAGTGCCCGAGAAGATTGTGGACGTAGTTACGGAAGGCAATTACCTGCACCACTGTGTAGGTTCCACAGACAGATATTTTGACAGAATCAAATGTCATGAGACCTATATCTGCTTCTTGCGAAAGGTAGAGAACCCCGAGGAGCCATTTTACACCATTGAAGTGGAACCAGGAGGAACGATTAGACAGCATAGAGGCATGTATGATGAAGAACCTGATTTGGATACTGTAAAGCCATTTTTGAAACAGTGGCAAAAAGAAATTAAAAAACGAATGAAGGATGAAGATCATGAGCTTGCAGCAGTATCTAAAATCAAACGAGAGGAAAACATAGCCGAATTGAAGGCGAAGGGTAACACAAGAGTATTAGACGGATTAATCGAAGATTTTATGGAGGCAATCTAATGAACGAGATTACATATCAAAAGTCCTATCAGGATTTTAAGCAAGAACTGGACACAGAGTTTCGCAAGACAGCGGAAGGATTTGTTCGTATCGGCTACCTGCTAAAGGTGGCCAGAGATACAGGAGTCCTTGAAGAAAGCCCATATAACACAGTTACAGAGTTCGCTGAAGCAGAATATGGCTTGAATTCAACCTCTGTATCGCGATTTATTTCAATCAACGACCGATTTGCAGAGGACGGATATAGCAACAAATTGGATTCTAAGTATCAGGGTTACGGATACGCAAAGCTGACAGTTATGCTCCAGCTTCCAGACTCATTGAATGAAGAACTATCCCCAGAAATGACAAAAAGAGAGATTGAGACCATCAAAGAGGAGTTCGATGAGGAAAAGAAAGTATCCGACATTGAGCGCATCATAGAGCCATCAAATCCAGTGGCATATAACCTTGAAGATGTAGATGAACGCATGGAGCTTTTATATCAGACTATCCTAGCTCTAGGAGAGGCAGAACCTGAGTTATATATCAAGGTTGCAGCAGTAGACGCAGATAATCAGCTCTCAGAGCTTCCAAGAATAATGGTTCCATCAGATGTGAAGGTATATTCAATCCGAGTCATGGGCAAAGGAAGAATGATGTTAACCCTCAAGGAAGGCTCAGAAGAGATATCCATCGTCAATTCACGATCAGGAGAGAAGCAGACATACGGATGGGCTGATATTGCAGCAGCATGGATATATGCTGGCGTATTGCAGCAGGATAAGACACCTATTGAAAAATGGGAGGCTCGATATGACAAAAAATGGGAAATTGCACCGGTGCAACAAACTACTGAGGATATTTCAGAACCTAAAAAGAAGACACCAAAGAAGAAAGAATCAAAGGTTACGAAAGCAAAGCCTGATAAAAAGGAGCCTCAGAAGGAAGCTGAACTGATTGAAGAGTCCATTGAAGATGAACAGATAGAGGGGCAGATGAATTTTGAAGAGGCCTGCCCTGAAATCATTCCGGATGCAACCGAAAACGATTACAATTTGCAAATGCAACCAGAAATGATTGCATCGCAAGAAGACGAGGACGAGTCGCAAGAACTTGAAGAAGTATCGCAAAGACGTAGCAACATAGTAGACATGGCAACAATTGGGACAACCATATCAAAGTTCCCTGAGGCAGTGGAGACTGAACGCAAAGAGGTTATCGAACTACTAGATGGCCTGAGAGCTGAAGTTTGCAAGGATAATATTACGAGCAACTCCATTAGAGAGCTTAAAGATAACACTGGATACCTAGTAACCAAGGCGCTTGCAAACCTAGCAGAAGCTCTTTGGAACTATGAAACAGAACTACCTGACGATGACGAAGAATAACGGAGGAACGGGAGAATGAGAATATACTTAAGCGGTCCTATTACAGGAGTCCTAGATTACCGAAGAAAGTTCCACCTGGCAGAAATCAGACTAACAGATGCAGGCTACAGCGTTGTGAATCCTGTAAAATGCATTTCGAGCCTTCCTATAGACACTAAACATGAGGAATCTATGCATGTACGCTTCTCGCAGATGGACTTGTGTGATGCTGTGTATATGTTAAAGGGCTGGGACAAGTCTAACGGATGCCGACAGGAGTTTGAATACGCTTCAAGGAATGGCATAACCATAGCATTCGAAGGAGGTACTGTAGATGGCAAGCAAACGTACAAGAGCCTGCGAATTTAGTCAGAAGGAACGTAAAGAAATATATTACCGAGATGGAAGATGCATATTCTGCAAAATGGGATACATGATGGAAGGGGCCCTTCTAGGTGACCTGACAATATTTGAGACTATGCATTACATTCCACGCTCGCAGGGAGGCCTAGGCATCGCTAAAAACGGTGCCATAGGCTGTAAATGGCATCACATGATGCTAGACAACGGTAACAAAGGTAATCGAGAAGAAATGCAGCAGTTGTTCAGAGATTACCTAAAGAGTAATTACAAAGACTGGGATGAAAAAGACCTAGTCTACAGCAAATGGTAAAGGAGGGTACCATGATAACTCAAAAATGTTTATTAGAACTAAAAGCGAATTGCAAGAATGATACAGTGAATTTCTCGCGCATCAGAGTGGCTTATGTAGGAGAGCAGGAGATTATAAGTACACTAGACCAAAGTTTTTTAACGCTTCCCGATGAGGAACAGTTTAAATACGCTGCTATGGCCAGACAGGTATTCTCAGGACGCCCTGAGGAGAGGGTCTTAGAGCTGGATGCAGCAGGAGCTGATGTATCACCACTAGAACACCTGGCAGACGTAGGCTTAAATGATGACGAGGCGGTCACGAGAGTGTTCAAAGAGATTATAGAGACATATTTTAATCCGGCTAGATACGCAATTATCCTTCTAGAGGATTCATACGACGTGGTAAAGGTAAATAGTGCAGGGGAGGCACTGGATGAGTCAGAGGAAACCTACCGCTACGTAATGTGCATAATATGCCCTGTTAAGTTATCCGAGCCTGGTATTGAGTGCAAGGAAACAGGAATCACATTAAGGCAGCGTGACTGGGTGATGGGCAAGCCTGATATCGCTATGGTGTATCCAGCATTTGAAGACCGTTCCACAGACGTAGACCATATTATGTACTACGCAGGAAAGTCAAAGGACATCCATACAGAGCTCATGGAAGGTTTTTTAAACACAGATGCCAAATACACCAAAGCAATGCATACCAAACTCCTAGATGACTTTCTAACATTGAAGCTGGCTAATGTTAATGACCTTCCTACGACAAAGACCCTAGTAGATGGAGTTCATTACAAGCTGGAGGCATACGTAGGTGATGAACACATTGAGCAAATCAACTGGAAGGTATTAACAGCTGATATCTTACATGAGATTCTCATAGGGCTGGGAGTCCAAGACTCAGTAGCCGTGAAAATAAAAAGAGAGTTTGAAAACCGTGATATCAATGACTCAAGAGCACTTCTTTGCCTGGACAAGAAAAGAGCTAGCAAATACAAAGCCTATATAGCTCATAAGCGTTCAAGAGATCTACTAGACCGGTCAAAGAACGCATTAGATGCAGCAGGGCAAATGGATTTAGCAAGTGAGATTAACACGTATATGGAGAGGACAAGATAATGGCAAATGCAGTTTTAACTCAGGTAGCAGGCCTGGTAAATGAAGAATATAATGCAGCAGTCAAAAAGTATGGTCTGAATCATTCAAGACACGAAAGCTTTGCGGTAATGAAGGAAGAAATAGAAGAGGCAGAGGATGAGCTAAAGGCTATTAATGAATTAACTCATAGTTTATGGGAAAACACAAAAAGCAATGTCAATAGCAGAAGCTGCGCTGATCAGTTCGGTACCATACAGCACAGAGCAATAAAGCTGGCGGCAGAGGCTATACAAGTGGCTGCTATGGCACGCAAGGGCGCAGAATATGAATTAAAGGGAGACAAAGAATGAATCTATTTATTTTACTTAAGCAATTAGGACTACTCATATTGGTTCTGCTTGCAGCAGGAGTAATTTTAATACTCCTAGCATTTATAGTTTTAGTTCTACAAGGTATATTCAATACATTTTGGGGAGGAAAGAAAAAATGAATTCATTGCAGGAAGCTATACAGGCATTTGACGAGGCACTGGACCAACTAATACAAAAGCTCAGTCCTGAAGGTGAGAACGAACCAAGGAATCTAGAGAGATTTCTTGAAGAGGTCGAGCAGAATAACATTGATGATTTCATCAAACAATATAGAGGAGAATCAAGCAGACTAGACGATATGCTGGAGCTCCTTATTGACCACGAGTATTTCGTATGCCCAGCCGCTCAAAAGTATCACGGCAATTATATTGGTGGATTGTATGACCATTCAAAGCAGGTAGCTATTGAGCTTCATAAGCTCACAGTAAGGCTAGGCCTTAAGTGGGACAGTCCAGACTCACCTTTAGTAATAGGATTCCTACATGACCTATGCAAATTAGATCAGTACAAAATTGTGGAGTCTGAAAACGACAAAGGCTACGCCATAGAATATAACAAAGAGCAGCTTTACGAAGGACACGGAGACAAATCCCTCATTATGGCACTGGATTTGGGAGGATATCTTACAGATGAAGAAAAAGCATGCATCAGATACCACATGGGAGCCTTCACAGATGAGAAGGAGTGGAAATACTACACAAGAGCAATCAAACAATTCCCCAATGTGTTGTACACACATACAGCGGACATGATTGCAAGTCAGATTCTTAATGTATAGTCTAAGCTGCGGTTGCATCAGGGGGAATTGCACCAGTGCAAAATATAAGAGAGCCACCAGACAACGCAAGAAGCCTCTTATGAAGGCCGATTGCAGCAGGATAATTTTTATACCACGCGAAAGGGGAAAATGTTGTGACAAAGGAGAAGCTAGAACAACTGACAAATCTCAGAGCTGAGATTAAACAGCTCCAAAGGGAGATTAAAGCCATAGAGGAACAAAAGACGTACGTTGTTAAGGATAAAGTGCAAGGGTCATCAAAGGAGTGGCCATACACACTAGGTAACAAGGTAATTGTAGGGATTGATGTTAAAGAGGAAAAAGTAAGAAAACTAAGGATTTTGAAACGTTCTGAACTACTGGCCAAGAGGCTACAGTCTGCAGAAGAGCTGGAGCTTGAGATTACAGCTTTTATCAATTCTATACCAGATTCGACCACAAGAAGGATATTCTCACTCAGATACGAGCAAGGGAAGACCTGGTGCGAGGTTGGAAAGAATATGGGCATGGACCACAGTACGGTTATAAGAAAATGTGAAAAATATTTGAATTTATCTCAAAAATAGAAACTTGCACAAAAAACACAAAGCACCTGTGTTATTATGCTAGTAGGTGAAGTTGTGTTCGTAAACTCCGAAAAACAATATCTTACCCAGAAAGGGCATCATTCAATAATTTGAATGATGCTTTTTTCGTGTAGAAAGAAGGTGGGGCAGATGAGTACAAAAAGCAAAAATTCAGCCCCAAAAGGGCTAACGGAAAAGCAGAAGAAATTCTGTGAGTATTACATACAGTCAAATAATGCCACAGAAGCAGCTGAAAAGGCTGGATATTCAAAGAATTCTGCTTACTCAATTGGAAATGAAAACCTGAAAAAACCTGAAATAAAACAATATTTGGATGAAATAATGGCTCAAACCCAGTCAGAACGGGTCGCGGAAGCAACCGAGGTTTTAGAATTTTTAACTGCGGTAATGAGAGCCGATAAGGATAAGCTGGGAGTAAAGAGAGCTCCTTCTGTACACGACAGACTGGATGCGGCAGATAAACTGGGAAAGAAGTACGGAATGTTTGTGGATAAGAAGGAAATAGACGCTAATCTTGACCCTGTAACAATACTATGTGACATACCACTCCCAGATGATTGTTAGTCTAAAAAGTGTAATATCGCCGCATTTTTATAAAATCTTTTGGGATATCATGCTAGGGAAACATACCCACTACAAGCTGTATGGAGGACGTGGCTCCCTGAAATCATCATTCATAAGCATAATGATTATCTACGGTATGATGATGGACCCAAACGCTAATGCAGTGGTGTTCAGACGTGTCAAAGATACCCTGCAAGAGTCCGTATTTGAACAACTAATATGGGCAATAGATATCCTAGGGGTATCTGATAAGTGGGACATAAAGATGAGCCCTTTGAGGCTCACGTACAAGCCCACAAAGCAAAGAATAATATTTAGAGGATGTGATGACCCAAACAAAGCTAAGTCAGTAAAGCTTCGTAAGGGTTATTTTAAGTTTATATGGTTTGAGGAGCGCGCAGAGTTTGAAGGTGAAGAGGATGAGCGAACTATCCTCCAGTCCCTCATGCGTGGTGGTCCTAAATTTGTAGTGTTTTACTCATGGAATCCTCCTAAGAGCATTAATTCCTGGGTTAATCAGGATGTACTTATTCCAAGAGACGACACCCTGTGTGACCACTCCACATACTTAGAAGCTCCGCGCGAATGGCTAGGGGAACAGTTCCTTGTTGAAGCAGAAGAACTGAAACGAAGAAAACCTATGGCCTATAAGAACGAGTACCTGGGCATTCCAACAGGAACGGGCGGTAAGGTATTCGACAATGTGACAATACGAGAAATCACAAAAGAAGAACGTGCAATGTTCGACAAGATAAAGCAAGGCCTAGACTTTGGCTATGCAGCAGATCCTCTTGCATTTGAGAGAATGCATTACAACAAGAAACAAAGGAGGCTGTATATCTTTGGTGAAGTCTACAAGGTTAATCTTTCGAACCGTGCAGCAGTAAAAGAGATTAAGGTACTTAATCCTGAGAACTCATACATCAAAGCAGACTCAGAAGAACCTAGAGCTATTGCATCATTCAATGAGCTAGGTTTAAGAGTCGTGGCGGCAAAGAAAGGCCCTGGATCAGTAGACCATGGAATGCACTTCCTGTCTCAGGAACTAGACGAAATCATAATAGACCCATATTCAGCACCAAATGCCGCTAGAGAGTTTGGCTCATATGAATTAGAGCGAGATAAGAACGGCAACTTCAAGAGTGGTTATCCAGATAAGAACAACCACTCTATTGATGCTGTAAGATACGGCCTAGAGGACGAAATGACAGTCCGTAGAGCCAAAGTAAAAAGTAAAAGAGCCCTGGTAGGCTAGGAGGTAGAAATGTATAGATTTACATATCCGGCATCAGAATATGATGAAGCACATTTGGACAAGCTTAGAATATTAAGACTGATAGAAAAACATAGTGGATTCGCCAATGAAAAAATAAAAAATGAACAGTACTATGAAGGCAAGCATAAGCCAGAAAACGTTGCAAAGGGTAAGCAGGTAAATGTTACCTGCAACCATGCAAAGGATATCTCAGATACAGCCACAGGTTACTTTATGGGAAATGCCATCACATACTCCAACACAGGAAATGCCAACATCGATCCATTACTGAAGGCCTTTGATTATGCAGATGTGGATGAGACCGATGCAGACAACGCTCTTGATATGAGCATCTTTGGACTGGCTTATGAGTATGTGTATGCAGCAGAAGGAGATGCAAAACTAAAGACAAAAAATATCTCCCCTTTAAACACGTTCATAGTAGTGGATGACTCCATCGAGGAAAGAGAGCTCTTTGGGGTCTACTACTACCGCAAGAAGGATGATACAAAAGACCTGTCTAGATATGTGGCTACAGTATGCACAGAGCATTATATCTACGAGATGGAGATAGACACGGCATTAAATGACCACCTATTTGCGTCAGAAAAACCAAAGCCTCATAACTTTGGAATGGCGCCTATAGTTGAGTATTTGAATAACAAGTATGCAATTGGAGACTTCGAGCAGCAAATGAGTCTGATAGATGCCTATGACATCCTCATGGGCGATAGAGTCACAGATAAAGAGCAGTTTATAGACGCTATTCTGGTGTTATACGGCGCACTCTTAGGAGAAGATGACGAGGAGACAGAAGAGGCTCAAAAAGATCTTAGAAAGAATAAACTATTGCAGCTCCCAGCAGATGCGAAGGCTGAGTACTTATCGCATCAGTTGGACGAGGATGGAGTAGAGGTTCTTAGAAAGGCCATTAAAGAAGATATTTACAATTTCTCACATGTGCCAAACCTCACTGATGAGAACTTTGCAGGCAACTCTTCAGGTGTAGCTATGGAGTACAAGCTCCTGGGACTGGAGATGCTGACAAAGACTAAAGAGAGATACTATCGTAAGGGACTAAAGAAGAGAATAGACCTCTTCTGTAATTACCTGAACCTTATGGCAAAGGGGCAGGATGCTAAAAGCGTTGTTCCTGCGTTCTCAAGATCATTACCAAAGAACCTTCAGGAGATTGCCCAGACTCTCTACAATTTGAAAGACCTTGTATCAATGGAGACATTGCTCAAACAGATTCCATTCGTAGAGGATGTTAATGACGAGATTCAAAAGGTTAAAAAGCAGAAACTAGAATCTGTTCAATTGCAGCAGGAGATGTTTGCAGATGGAGCCAACAACCCTCCTGAAGATGAACCCGAAGAGGAAGAGTCCGAGGAAGAATCAAAAGAGGACGAATCAAAAGAGGATGAACCAAAGGAAGAAAAAAAGTAAAATTGCACCGGTGCAAGAATAGAGGTGAGATAGTTGAGCTATTGGGAGAACAGAAAAGCCAGAGAGATGTATGAGGCTATGGAGTCAGCTGAGGACACTGCAAAGGAAATCAGAGAGATATATGCCAGGGCATCAAGAGAGCTCAACTATCAGATAGCCCTAATCTATGAACGCTACCAAAACAAGTTTGATATATCAGAGGCTGAAGCCCTGATGTTGCTCAATCAGGATATAACTCCAGAACGCATCAAGGAGCTGTCGGAGAAGCTGGCAGACCTAAAGGGCATAGAAGTTAATGAAGTCCTAAAGGAGCTTGAAAGCACTGCATACCGAAAGAGGATTGAAAGGTTGCAGCAGCTCCAAGATAACATAGATAAGATGATGAAGGATGTGTACAAACAAGAAAAAGACGTGAGTACAGACCACTACATCGAACAATATGGAAATTCATACTATCATGAAGTCTATGACGTAATGAATGCCACAGGACTAGATTACTCCTTTGGCTATGTAGACCATAAGGAGCTGGACAGAATAGTTGGCTCTAAGTGGAGTGGTAAAAACTACTCTGAAAGAATATGGGGTAATACCCAGGCACTTGGAAAAGAATTAAAGACGCAGCTATCCCTTGCACACCTAACAGGCAAGCAGGAAAAAGACATAGCAGAGGAGCTGGCAGTCAAGTTCTCAACAAGCTCATCGAACGCACGTAGACTTGTACGCACGGAGTCAGCCTACATAAGCGGACAAGCTTGTGCAGCAGCCGATGAAGACGCAGGGATAGACAAATATAGAATATGTGCTGTTCTTGACCTAAGAACCTCAGAGATATGTAGAGGCATGGATGGCCAAGAATTTGAATATAAAGACATGAAGGTGGGCATCAATTACCCACCATTCCACCCATACTGTAGAACCACTGTATTATCGATACTGGATGATGATTGCATGGAAGGACTCACACGTAGAGCTAGAGACCCTGTCACAGGAGAGGTCAAAAAGTTTCCTGCAAGCATGACCTATAAAGAGTGGTACGAGAAGGAGGTTGCACATAATCCAGAAGCCAAGGCACTGGATAAAGTAAGAAACAAGCCTAAGACAACAATTGAGCCTCAATCAGAAGTAGTGAGAGAGGAACTCACAAACAGAAGACTTCAAAGAATGGCCGAAAGAAATGATACACAACCTAAGAATGCTATCGAACGTTTAAAGGACAAAGGAATAGAGGTAAATATTTCAGATGTCCCTGAAAAGTTCAGAGATGCAGCTAAGGAAAGTTTAGAGCATCTAGACAAACTTACCGACCAGTACGAGCACACAGTGGTAAGCTATAGCGTAGAAAGAATTAGTAATTCAAAAGAATCTGGAGGGGCTTACATGCTAAACGGTAAGACATCAATCGCAGTCGACACCACAGCATTAAGAAATAGTAAGGCAACCGACAAACTAAAATTAGGAGAAAACCAAAAATACGCTACAACCTATCATGAATTTGCCCACGCCCTATCTCAGTCAAGAGAGGGAATGAACAAAGACTTCTGGAAGGAAATCAGAGCAATCAAGAAGGAATATCAGAGCAATCACGGCAAGCCGAACTGGTTTGATATAAAGATATCTGATTATGCTGAAAAAGATGCAGATGAGTTTTTAGCAGAAGCTTTTGCGCAGGCAAAACTGGCAGAGAAACCATCACCATATGCCACAAGGGTGCTTGAAACTGTGGATAAATATTTCAAGAAGGAGTCAAAATCATTTCACCTGAAAGGCGATGAGATTGAAAAGATATCGCAAAAGGCTACCAAGTTAGATATAAACACTGTCGAGAAGAGCATTGACTATAAAGCAGCTAATAATATGCTAAACGAGATTGAAAAAGCCGAGAAGCTACTTGGTAAAGTAGAATTATCAGGTATCTACCCTTTGCCTGACAGCTATATGTTTGATGGTGAATTTGAGCATGGTCGCATATACCTAAAACGGATTACAGGAGAAAATTCCGTAAATGAACTAAGCATTTATGCGAAAAAGATGAAAAGAAAAGGCAAATGGTCAACAAACTCGCCTTATCATTCATTGCGGCATGAACTTGGACATGGCTATGTAGAGAAGATTAAGCTAGATGATGACTGGGATTTGAAAAAGGAGGAAATACGTGATATATTTACTTCAATAGAAAAAGCAAATCCGTCAGATATTAAAGAAAGTGCAAGCTATTTAAAAAATATTCTGTCATCATACGGAATGTCAGACCTAGATGAATTTATGGCAGAATGTATAGCAGAATACTTAAACGGACCATCAAGCTGTAGAGAAACAGCAAAGAACGTAGTAGAGATACTTATGAGGTGATAATTATGCTGTATGCATTACCTGAAAAATTTGATGAATATGTATGCGGAAGACGTGTTGATCCTAACATCCCAGACGATTTACTTGAAGAACTGAAAGAGTTCAATAAGAAACTTAGGGAGAAGTACAAACGTGATTATTTTGATTTTCCAAGATAAAATCAAATGTTAAAGGAGTCGTGCAGCAGCATGGCTCTTTTTATTATGGAGGTAGAATATGCTATACCTAGTTATGTTTTGGATTCTATTCAAGCTAGAAGCTCCGATATGGTGCTACATCATAGTAGGCTTCATGGCTTCGATATGCTGGCTTGAATGGATAGTTAAAATGATAATCAAATTCAAAGACAGACATAAGCCGTATATAGAGCCAAAATACTGGTGGTAATCAAGAGCTACATTGCGTAGCTCTTTTATTATGCAAATTTTTAAGAAAGGAGAATAACATGCCATTCGGAGAAGCTTTAGAAGCTGTCAAGAAGGGAAAAGGAATGAGACTTCCACAGTGGAGTCCAGAGGTTGTGATTAGAGCACAGTTTCCTGATGAACACAGCAAAATGACAGCACCCTATCTGTATGTAGAAAGCAGATTCGGAAGAGTCCCATGGAAGGAGACAATGATAGAGCTCTTTGCAGAGAACTGGGAAGTTGTTGAGTAATAAGGAGATGATCCTTTTATCTCCCCGTCTGAGGGTTAGAAAGACCGTAGGAAGGCGTCAACTCAAGTAACCATAACATGAATGGCCTGGGGGCGTTAAGCAAATGGGCTGGGCATAAGGAGGTATTTATGAAAAACAAAGAGGTAAAAACATTATTACCACTTAATCTGCAATTTTTTGCTGAAGGTGGGGCAGATGGTGCTGGAGCTGGTGAAGGCGGTGACGGTGCTGGCAATGCCGGAGGCGAAGGTGCAGGAGAAGGCGATCCAAACGACAATAGCTTTGATGACTTTCTAAAGGATCCTAAGCATCAGGCAGAGTTCGACAAGAGAATCGCCAAGGCTTTGAGTACACACTCAGAGAAAATCCAGAAAGAGATTGAGGACAAGGTTGCAGCAGCAAAGACAGAAGCCGAGAAGCTTGCAAAGATGAACGCAGACCAGAAAGCTCAATATGAGCGAGAAAAGAAGGAAAGCGAATTAGCCAAGCGTGAGGCTGAAATCACAAAGAGAGAGCTCACAGCTCAGGCTAAGGAGTCATTAGCTGAGAAAGGGTTACCTATTCAGCTTGCGGATATCCTTAACTACACTGATGCAGACACTTGTAAGCAGTCAATGGAAGCCGTGGAAAAAGCATTCACTGAGGCTGTGGAAAAGGCCGTAAAAGAAAAGCTTGCAGGCGGTGCTCCAATGAAGAAAGCACCAGCTCCAGGCGGAGAAACAGAGGAACAAATGGTAATGCGTTATATGAAAGGAGAATAAGAGATGCCAATTAACACATTGCAGTATGCAGCACTTTTTCAGACAACCCTCGATAAGTTAGAGGTTCAGGAAGCAAAGACTGGTTGGATGGAAGCCAACGCAGGACAGGTAAAGTATAGCGGAGGTCGTGAGATTAAGATTCCAAAGATTGCTCTTGATGGCCTTGCAGATTACGACAAGGACAACGGCTACACACAGGGAGCTGTTACATTTGAGTATGAGACAAAGACTATGACCCAGGATAGAGGTCGTAAGTTCCGTCTCGATGCAGCAGATGTTGACGAGACAAACTTTGTTGCTTCAGCTTCAACGGTTACTGGAGAGTTCCAGCGTACAAAGGTTGTACCAGAGATTGATGCTTATCGTATCTCTTCACTTGCAACTATCGCTGTAGCAAATAGCCATATTGAGTACGGCTACACACCAGCAAAGGCTACAATGCTTGACAAGGTCAAGAAAGACGTAGCGAAGATCCGTGACTTAGGCTATGTAGGACCTATTATGGTTCACATCACATCAGAAGCCCTTACAGAGCTTGAGCTTGGGGTTGCTAATGCAAACCTTAGAGAAGGATCATTTGCACAAGGCGGCATCAACACAAAGGTTCCTGTTATCGATCAGGATGTATTCCTTATCGAGACAGCAAGCGTGAACATGCACACAGCCATCACATTGAATGATGGTAAGACAGCCGGTCAGACTGCAGGCGGATATGCTCCAGCAGGTAAGGCTCTTAATTACCTTATCGTTGCAAAGAGCGCACCTATCGCCGTTTCAAAACTCGATAGAATGAAGATTTTCGACCCAGCGACAAACCAGTTTGCAGATGCATGGGATATCGACTACAGACGTTATCATGACATCTGGGTACCTGACAACAAGGCTGACTTTATTTATGCAAACTCTAAGGACGCAGCTCCAACATCATAGGAGGTAGAATATGGAACTTGTAAAGATGATTAGAAACAATGTCATCCGTATGGTTCCAATTGACGCCGTAGCATTAAGAGAAGCAGAAGGGTACAAAAAGGAGTCCGAGGAGCCTCAGACTCCTTCAAATCCTCCTGCAAATGATGAAGGCGGTAAATTGGACACTGATGAGGGCGAAGGCTCTCAGAATGGAAATACGGGCGACGGAGACGGTACACAGACTCCAGACGGAAACGATGGAGAAGGCGAAGGCTCTCAGACTCCAGACGGAAACGATGGAGAAGGCGAAGGCTC